CTCGATGTCCGTAGCAAGCTCGACGTGCGATGCGTCCGCCGAGCGGTTGGCGAGAACGGCGGGCTTGCACGCACACTTGACGACAAGGCGTTTCAGACGTTCTGCTGCGGTCGTTCCCATGTGTCCATCCTTTCATCCCACCCGCAATCCGGTGGGCCGATGGGTAAGCATATCGACCTCCCGCCGCTCTTGCAAGAGGAAGATTGCAAGATTCTTTTCTGTTCGTTCTTTGTGGATAACTTCTAGACCGGCCACCGAACGCACGTCTCCGATCCAACCGACGCCTTCGCCTCTAGGTTGCACCCGCACGTTTGGTCAGTCACCTTGAACGGCTCGCCGCACCAGCCGACCGCCTCTGGTATCTCCGCGTCCACGGTTCGGTACGGGCACCTGAGGCATGCCGAGAGACGGGCCGACCTCAACCCGGCGCTGGCAACGTCTCCGTTGGCGATGGCCTGAACCGCTCGGGCGGCACCCCGCATCCCAACCCAAGCCTCATCCGGTCCGATTCGCCCGCGTACGGCAAGCGATACGAACGTCTCCGCGCCGCTAAAGACAGACCGGCATACGTCCACGATGGCCATGCGGAACGCTAGGAGCCGCGGCGTAGCGAGCGCAGAACGTCCGCCGTCGTCGCCGCGGTCTGGCCGCACGTCGCACAGCCGCGGATGGCACCGGCGCCGCCGCCCGGAAGCGACCGCGAAGATGGGCACACGGACCCAGGCCCAAGCCACAGGCCACGCTCGCGCAGGCAGTCCGCCGCCGTGTAATCGGGCCTCGCCGACGTGTACCGCCCGGCCCCGGTCGTTGCCAAGCAGCACCCACGCGGCTGCGGCGCTGGCGGTGGTGGTGGGGGTGGGGGTGGCTGGGGTGGAGGAGGCGGCGGGGGCGGCGACGGTGGTCCACCTCCACCTCCGTCACCAGGGGGCGGGGGAGGCGGTTGGGGCGGGCACAGCCCGGCGCAGTCCGTGACCGGCGTAACCGTCTCCGTGTACCGCTGGCTGAGCGTAAAGGCACCCGTAGGGCGCTCGACCTGATCGAAGGACAACGCGGGCGATACGTTGCCGCTCGCGTCGTACGATCCCTCTACGGACCGGCAATCGGAATCCGTGAAGTCCCACGAATGGACGAAAGACCCAGCATGGAACGCCGACGTATCGACCGACCCAGGCCACAGGCTAAAGTGCCGTACGCTTTCCGAATGCGACCCGCAGTACCAACCGGATAGCGAACGCTCGCGTTCTGTCGGGTAGGGGCGTGTGCCCGGATCGAAGTAGAAGGGTGTCGGCCACTCGAACTGTCCCGGCCCGCCGCCCACCCAGGCCGACGCAGACGGGGCGCCGAAGGGCAGCACCATCGCGCCCAGCCGGTCGCGCACGGAACCGAGAGCCGCGGTCGGCTCCCGGCCTACAAGGGTGCCCGCACCCGACGCACTAGGAAAGCCCGCATACTGGAAGTCCTCTACCAGACCGGAAACCGTCACGCTCTCGGATAGGACGATCGGCGATAGGCGCCCACTCCCGTTGCCAGGGTCGGGCCTCGCCTGCAACAACCTGACGGCCTCAACCGTCCTCGACTCCCGAAAGAGGACGCCGCCTTGGGGTGCCACCCGCCGTCCGAACGCTCCACCTCCGAAGATGACAAGCCCCGTTTGCCGAAGCACGGCGACGACGCGAACCGTCGCACGCTGGACATACACACTCCCGAGCGAGCAGCACCGCTGCGGCCTGTCGTCGGCACCGAACACCGAAGGCGCGCAGTACGAGACGACGTACCCGTAGTCGCAATCGACAGCCCCGCCGCAGCAGCACGGTGAGCCGTCGCGCCCGAACAGCATCTTCCCCTCGGGGTTGAACAGGACCGCCCCGCCCGTGCTGAACGTTGCTCGGGTCAACGGTTCCCCTTACGCGAGCCCCTTGGGACCGCCGCCGATGGTCGTCTTGGTGCCGAACGTCACCGCCGGGTTCGTCTTGATCGTCAGGTTTGAGCCAAGCACGCACACCGAAGACCCGACCGAAATAGCACGCCGGGCGTCGGTGCAGTCCAGCGTACCGCCCTTGCCGCGGAAGTTCGTAATGCCGCCGCAGGACACAAGGCGCACCGACGCCCCGCCGTACAGTTCGAGCGTGGTGATCGCAAGCCCCTGACAATCAACCGTCGCCGACCCTCCGTACATATACAGCGCCGTGATCTGCTTTTTGAAGTTGTGGCTCCCGCCGTGACAGTTGATCTGCGGAATGTTGTTTGACGCGTGGTAGTCCAGGTCTGCGGTGCCGCCCGCAATCTCCCACACGCCCGAAGTTGCCGTAACGGAATCGGACACCTTCAGGTACCCGCTATCCATGTGGACGTTCTTACAGATACCGCCCGTCAGGTACATGTTCCCGTCACGCAACTGGATGAAGTGTGCGAGCGTGTTGCCGCCGTTGGCCTTGAAGAACATCGTGCCCGGAGACCAGAACCGCAGACGCGAAACCGCCGACGTAGCCGACTCCGACGTGCCGTCTACGTCGCACTCCAAGGCACCCGTCGCGCCGCCGATGATGCCGCCGAACCCATAGATATCCAGGCTCTCGATGCTCGAAGCGGTCTGCGATAGACCGCCGGAAATGACCTGCGTTCCGCCGTTGATGACCAGCGTTGCCGCCGCGCCGAATCCGGTAGCGTCCGACCAGTTTGCCGCCGCAAGGCTCGTAGCCCCCTCGTTCAGATATGCAATCGCCATACGTTCTCCTTGGGGCTACGCCACCACCCCGGTTGTCTCGCGCAAGTGGAAGTGAATATTCACAATCAGGTCCGTACCCTCGCCTACCGACGTCTCGCACACAACGTATTCAGACTCCGACACAAGCAACTCGGTCATACCCGCCGCGTTGAGCGTGACGGGGGTTGCGTACGCCACGCCGATACCGTATGGCGTGTTGATCTTCCGCAGGTGCAGGATCGTCGTCGCCGTCCACGTTCCGCTGATATGCTCGACCTGCATGGAGAGCGTACCGAACGCCGCGACGTTGGCCATGACAAGGCTTCCCTTGTCGTCGGCAAGCCGCTCATCCCGTTTCAGGTTCACGCCGTAGAAACTGACAATCACACTTCACCCCCGCCGCCGCCGATGGGCGTAGAAGACCCGCCGCCCGCCGAAGTGTCGAACGGCCCGCCGCCGGGTGGCTGCGGTGGCGGCATGCGCACGCCTTGCAGACCGGGTGGCGGTTCCGTGAACGGCTGGGGAGTAGCGCCGCACTGTTCGCCTGCGATGGGCTCGGGGAACATCCACCAGATATGCCCGCTGGGCAGTTCGAGCCCGTTGACTCGACGGCCGATCAGACGCTCGGGCTCGACCCTCGCGTAGTCTGGCCACAGGTACGCAAGGATCGTCGTGTGCCCCGTCGTGCCCGGAACAATCGTCCCGTCGTTGCGGGAGAAGTTGATACCGTACGTCGTCGAGCCGGGCGGCTGTAACCCCGTCGCACTGACGCTCGCAACGATTCCGGTAATGGGCTGGGGTATCTGCGACATTAGAGCCTATTGGTCCCTGGCAACGACTGCCAGCCGTCGTTGTTCCTCGTGTACGGGTAGAACGGTACCGCTCCGAACGGCTCGGTACGCGGGTCGCCGGGCGGGACGGCAATCGTTTCTGTGTACGGAAGCCGCATGAGTTCGACGGGCGACGTCGAAACGATCGGGTACTCGACGTCAACCCGGTATCGGTTGTTGTCCGACGCGAAGGGCGTCCCGTTGTCGATCTGCCACGTATAGGTCACGTCCACCGACTCGCCGTCCACCTCCTGCACGTCGCCGCCCATGAACAGGTATTCCCGCCCGTAGATTGTGTGTATCTTCCGCTTCTCCCGCGCGATGGCATCGAAGGCGGTTACGGCAAGCCCCCGCACCCTCGCCCGGAAGATTCGGAGAATGCGCGTCTCGGTATACTCAATCTCGCTCAACTTCCAGACCTCGACGCCCTCGGGCTGGTTGTCGTTGATGAAGACCCGCGTTCGGAGCGAGAACGGGAGTTTGACCTTGACGTCCTGCTGCCCCCAACCGAAATGGAAGTAGTTTGGGTCGTCGCGCGGCGGGGAGAACGAAGATTCCTGCTTGCTCGCGTACTCGGCGGTGACGTCGAACCCAGCACCAGACGCAAGCGGGGATACCGCCAGCGACACCAGCGAAAGGGACGTATCGCCCGGATAGACCTCGTGCCCTTCGTTGTAGAAGGCCGTGCGTGCGGTGTTCTCGTCCCGCACGCCGGGCGCCTTGAAGTACCGGCGCACGGTCCTCTGCCCGGTCTTCGGCATCTCGCCGAACTCGCCGCCCTCGATTTGTTCTTTCAGTAAGTTGGCCACTACTGAATCCTCTGCAACTGCTGGGCGATGAGGTCGATTTTCTGGAGGATGGAGCCGATACCGGACTCGATGCTGTTGGGGTTGAACGCCGAGTTTGCTTGCGAGCGGATATCGGCGAAGGCGGAGAGCATGGCCTTACGCATGGAGTTGGCGGTCTTTTCCGCCTCCTTCCGCTTGTCGTCTTCCGCGCGTCGGAACTCCTGTAGGCGTTGATCGGAGGCGGCGCGGATGGCCTTTTCGAGTTGGTCGAGCCGCGCCAGTTCGTCGCCGTGTGCCTTGCGCCGCATGTCGTCAACTGCGAGTATCGACGTTTCCGTTTCGTAGCGGATTCGCTGCTCGCCTTCCAACGTCGCTGCCACCTGCGACCGCACTTGCGTCTCAATCGAACGGATGCGGGCCGCGTACGACTCCTGCGCGGCCTTTTCTTCCCGCTCGGTCCTCTCTTTGAGTTTTCGGGCTTCTTCGGCGTCTCGGTCGGCAATCCGCAGTTCGGCGGTACGGCGTGCGCCCTCGACGGCGGCGTTGATCTTCTTGATTTGCTCCCCGACGATATCCCCGCCGGTAGCGGCCTCCGCGGCCTGCTGGATCAGGCCCACCACCGAATAGCCCTGCTTCTCGGCCTCGGTGGCGATATCGGCAATCCGCTTGGTGGCCATATCGCGGATGTTGTTCAACTGGCCTTCGATACCGCCCACATTCAGGTCGAACGAAAGGCCCTCTGAAACGGCCCGCATGTTGTCGGCGAGAGTCGCCGACGCCATGTTGAACTCGCCAATGCCGACAAGCAGCCTGTCAAGCGATGCGATGACGGCACCGATGGCACCAGCCGCGCCGAGAATCTGCCCGATGTCGCGGCGGGCGCTCTTGATGCCGGAGCCGGAGTCACCCGCTACCGCGTTCTCGGTAACGCTCTTGGCCTCCTGCGCGGCCTGCTTCAACTGCTCCGTGTTTCCCACGAAGTCGATCCGCGCCGAGCCGATGGGTTGTCCGCCTGCCTGTGACATGCCTTACGCCGGTGTAACCGCTCCCGTGAACCGAACCGTGCCCGACACCTCGATCAGCCCGCCGACCTGCACGTTGACGTCCAACTCCCGAAGGAATGCGTTGCCCGTGTATGTCCGGCTGGAAGCCGTCTGGAACACAAGCGAAACGTCCGCCGACCCATCCGCATTCGTGTCCCAATCCGACGCGTCCACCGTGCCCGCCGGGAGAACCGCCGCCAGCGTCGAACCGGCAACGCTGGTCAGCTGGCCCGATATCGCAAAGTCGTACGTGGGCCGGATGACGCCGCGGGCCGTCGTGGTGAACCCGAGTTTGCCGATGAGCCCGACAGACGAACCCGTAAAGCTCGGGTCGGCCGCGCCGTCCTCGGTCAACTTGAACACCACGTTTGCGCCCGCAGCGTGGGTGGCACCGATGCTCCCAAGAGCCGTCGCAGAATCCGCATGGCCTACGAGCGAGCCCGTAATCTCGGGGAATCCCGCTGGCATGAAGTCTCGCGCGGTCTTCGCCGTACCGTCCATCCCCGTAATGTCCTCTTCGCCGAAGTCGAACCGCAGCCGGTAGGACTGGACGTTGTAGAACGTCGTCCCGGCGATGGTGATAAGGCCGGACGCGCCGTAGCGGGGAGCCGCACGCGGGTACAGGCCGCGAAAAGCCAGCGTCGAGTTGGCCAGCCCCTGCGCGAGCGTCTTATACCCGTCGCCCTTTCCGCTGGTGTCCTCCTGGTCGGCCTGGGTGTCAAACGTCAGCTCCACGTCCCGCAGGGCGGTCACAAGAACCTGCTCCAAGTCGGAGCCCGACGTCACAGACACAATCTTTGCAGCCGCACCCGTCAATCGCGTACCCATAATCACTCCTACGGCGAAGTCGCCTGAGCGTCCCAGCGTGAAGAAAACCGAACATCCCACGAGTACGTCACCGTGTCCTCGTCGAAGACTTCCGACGTTTCGTCGTGCATGAGGTAGGTGCATGACGCCGAAAGCGGCGTGCTTCCAAGGCTCAGGATGTGCCGGTGCAGGCCGTACGTCGGCACTCGACCCGTCTGCAACATCGCATCCCCGAACACCCGGTTCCAGATCGTCTGGAGGAGCGCCCCACCCTCGCTGTTGTTCGAGACGATCGAAAGCGAAACGGTAAACTCGCACCCGTCCGAAGTCAGCGTGTCGGAGTTCCGCTGCGAGACGTTGACCTTGATAAACGGCCTATCGGCGTCGTCTGCGGCGCGGTAGGCGTACACGCCCTTGACGTAGTGCCAAGAGCCCGACTCGTACAGACCGCCCGCGCCGGTGTCGGCTTTGAGCCGCGTAATGATGGCTTTGGTGATGTAGTCGATCACGTTGAAGCCCTCAACACACGCCGCGCCTCCGCGTAACCGGAGTTGGCAATCTCCCGAATGTTGTTGTAGACGCCGGGTCGCAGGTACGGGCGAGCCGGAATCCTGACCGACCGCTTTAGGGCGAACACCGGCCCACGCTGGCGAGCGCGCGAACGCCGCTTGGTCGTCTGTGCGGGCACAAGGTACATGCCGCCCTTGCCGAAAGCGAGACGAAGGTTGAGGCTGCGTATCGGCGTTCCGATCTCCGATGCACGCTTGGCCTCTTGGTTCACGGGTACCGTCAGGTACTTGGCCCTCGTAGCGGTAATCTTGCCGCCGAACTCCTGAATCCTCGCGTACTTGACCGCCGCCGCCACGCCGACCGTCGATCGAAGGTTGGTAGAAGGCTCGTACCCGATGCCGTTGCGAAGGATTCCCCGCTGCACGTTCGGGGGCGTTCCCGGCGCCGACGGCGTATGCCTCGCGCCCTTGGACATACCGCGCTTGACGAATACAGAAGCCGTGCGGGCGCAGGCCGTCAGGCCCGCGTTGACGGCTCGCGTGGTCTTCGCCTGGAAGGCCGGGAGTTTTGAGAAGTCAACGCTCCCCATCATGCCTCCCCCGTGTCGTACCGCTCGACAACCCAGTGCAGCAGACACCCGTTCGTAACCGGGTCGATCGGCACCGATACCGAGCGGTAGGTCTTACCGCCGACAGCCACCGTGGCGTGCTTCCACTGGATATCCGTCAGGCTTACCGCCGACCCGCTGGTGTCGATCGGGTCCAGGTACACGTCGTACGTCGTCGTCGCCAGCAGCATCGAAGCCTGCACGGCCTCGCGCGAGTTGCCGGGCTGGAACGAACCCATGACCGTAATCGAACCGCTCGACCACGCCGTAGTCATCGCGCCGCCAGACTCCTGCGTCTGTGTCGCTGGCGTGATCGTGAGCGAATCGCCCATCAGGTGCCTTGGTGTTGGAATCCTCGCAATCGGCACTACAGGCTCCCCGTCCTGAACGTCTGGACAATGCCGCTAATCGCCGCGTCGGTTTCAGCCGCCGCGTACATGGTGTACGAATAGTCGCCGATGCTCTCGGACTGCTTGGACGAATCACGCCCACGCTGCGAGTACCCCACGTCCATGAGCCGGAACACCGCAAGTTCCAGGTCGGCCGGGATCGACGAGTACCCGCCCGTGTAGACAACCTGCACATTCTGGAATCCCGCGTCGAACCTTGGCGACACGCCAAACTCCGGCGAGTTGAGACCGCCCGTCGCGTTGACGATGAACCGGCCCCGGACGCTTCCGAGCATCGACAGCACGCCCGTAAGCGTGTTGACCCGGTACTCCGTCGATCCGATCGTTTCCGTCGATCCGTCGTCGTTGACGTACTTCACGCTGGTAATCGACGTTACCGGCCACTCTCGGAGCTGGATCGTCTCGGCGTCCTTGCCGTCGTAATACTCGGTCCTCGAAGCACTCTCGAAACCGTTGGACAGGTCACGCCCGGTCATACGACGCAGCACGGCCGAAGCCTGCGACAGCAGCACGGCGAGTACGGCATCGCTCCCGCTCCCGGTAATGCCCGCGTAGGTCTTGTACGCCGATACCGTGGTAAGCGCCATCGTTCCCCCTACAGCACGCCAATCTGTACCGCAGCCGCAGGCGTACCGCCCGTCAGGTCGGACTGCGTGGCCAGCAGGCCCATGATGTAATCGCACCCCAGCGCGTCCACAAGGATCGAAGAATCGACCGCGAACGGTGCCGTGTATTTGAAGTTGCCCACCCGAACGTCGTTCGTCAGGTCAACGGTCAGCGTGATATCCGACGTCGCCTGATCCACCCTGATGACCTGCGGCACTTCGTTCGTTCCATCGCCCGCCGCCGTCTCGCTCCACGACACCACGCCGGACGCCACCGAAGGCTCCCCGTAGATGCCGAAGATACGCACCTTGCCCGCGTGCGTGCCGCCCGAGGCGTCCTGGTTGTACCGGCCGCGAATGAGAATCCGCGTCGAGTTACGGGAGAGTTTGATCGGTGCGATGTTGCTGCTCGTCACGCTCAATGGCCGGATCAGGTCCGACGCGCTCTGCACCGTTCCGCCCTTGGCATCGACGATCGTGATCCCCCACGACGCACGGGCAGACACCGTGGCCACAGGCTGAACACTGTTGAGACGACCGCCCATGTTTACAATCGCAGCAAGAGCCATGTGCCCTCCGCTTGTTACTGAGTTTGCGTACCGCGTCGAACATCGAAACCCCCTCGATCCGCTCTCGGCAGGTCGGGGGGTGAAAGGAGGATGGTCCGTTACCCGGCGACGGAAAGGACCTGCGAGCAACCCGCAGTCGCCGCCGTGGAAGGCTTGATCTTGGGCTGCTTCAACCAGCAGCCGGTGATGTAGGAGCCGGCCGAGCCGTCGCCGGCCGTGATCGTCACGTCGAGATACCGCTTGCGGGCACCCGTAATCGGAATCTTGACAAGGAAAAACTTGTCGTCATCCGTCGCGGACGGGAGAGTGGCGGGCGACACCGAGAAGTCGCCGCCGCTGACGTCCGTACCCGTCGAAAGCGCCGTAGCCGAAGACAGGGTGTCGGACTCCTGCACCTTGAACGCCGCCATGGCGATGTCCGTAGCGCCGAGGAACACCAGCAGGGCAACGTGGTCGCACCCGAGCGTGTCAACGGTGTACGTGGTCGGGGAGGTGTTGTCGAGGATCGCGCCCGGCGACAGGCACCGGGACAGCTCCAAACGGTCGATCGCGTAAGACATGGGAACCTTTCTGCGCTGAACGCTGAAAGGGGCGGGGTTTTCTGCCCCGCCCCGTTGTGTTTAGGACTCGGCGGTGATGAGGAACGACGTCGGGCCGGGGTTGCGGGACGATGCCGTGGAGTTGGCGTCACCCACATCGTGAACCGTGAGAGCCCGGTGCGTGGTGAGCTTCCACGCAATGCGGTTGCTGGTCCACGCAACGTTGTCGTTGGACTCGAACAGGAACGACTCGGGCACCACGCCGCGCTTGATGCCCATACCGAAGTTGCCGAAGTGGGCGACAACGCTGCCGTTCGCCTCGACCTTGGGCAGAGCGTTGGAGAACAGGACCGGGTGCCCGCCGTAGGACGGGACGCGAACGCCGTTCGCCATCTCCATGATCGTCACGCCGCCCTTGGACTTCATCAGGGGGATCATCACCTGATAGAAGAACCGCCGGTGACACACGATCGGGGAAGAGCCCAGGTCGTTGTTTTCAAGGTCGCCGGGCTGGCCCAACAGCGAATCAAGGTTCGCGTCGGTGATTTCCGACCACGCGTTACCAGCCGCACGGACAGCCGCCGCGGCGTATTCCGCGTTGGTGGTCCAGGTGCCGCCGGCGTCAACAACCAGGTCGTTGTATTTGCCGATGAGGCCCTGCTGATTGAAGTACGTCGAGGAGCCGTCGCCAAGGAAGAAAATCTGCTCTTCCTTCTTGTTGATCGCGTAGAGCATCTTCTGCGCGATCCAGTCGCCCCAGTTGAACACCGAGCCCATCATCACCTTGCGGGACGCCGTGCTATACGCGGTCATCTCAAAGGGCTTGATGCCGACCTGATCTCCGGTCGGGTTGCTCTCGGTCATGGCCACGCCCTCGCCGGGCGAGTAGACCGTCATCTCCGACGCCGAGCGGGGGATGGACTCGCCCGCAATGTCGATCGGGATGGACGGGCAAATCATGTCGAGGATCGAATACTTCTCCCGAATCCAGATCATCTCGTTGCGGAGAATCTCGGGCATCGAGAAGCCGCCCGACGCAAAGTCGTACGCGACGTTGGCCTTGCGGCAAATCGCCTCGTCTTCCTTCTTGCCGGTGTAGGAGCGGTTCTTGCCCGAGTGCAGGGCAAGGCGGGACCACGCGCCGAACAGTTCGGCCACGTCGGCATCGGCAAGGAACGTCTCGCCGCGGGCGGCCTTGGCGTTGAAGTTCTTACGCTCCATGTTGCCGACGCTGAAACGCTGCGGAGCGTCCTCGGGATCGCCGGGGCGACCGGTGCCGCGGTTGGCCTTCTGCGCTTCCTTGACGATCTCGCGGGCCTTCTCGACCACGCTCTTGTCGTCGTCCACAACCTCGTCGTCCTGGTCGATGACCACCTTGCGCTTGTTCGCGGCCTTGCACACGGCGTCAACATCGACCTCGGCGCCGGTGTCGGAGTCGAGGAACGACAGGTTCTTTTCGGCAATGAACGCCTTGATGGCGTCCGGCTCGGGCTTGTCGCCCTTGTACCCCTGAACCTTCAGGGCCTTCAGCAAACGGGAAAACTCCATAGGGAAACTCCGTGCATGGTTTGGTCCACGCTTCGGGTTTCCAGCGTTGGGCTAGGCGGCGCAGGTCTTCCGCGACACGTTGCCCTCGGCGGTTTCCGTCTGCTCTGTCGCCGGACTATCCGGCCCTACACAATAGCCCATCAGACAATGACTGTCTTGCGGGCCTTGGGTTGAGGCGGCGCGAACCTCTTGTCGAGCCGCCCCTTGGCTACCAGTTCGTACAGCCCAGCCGACTTCGAGTCGTCCACGTACACCGAGTTCCCTGCACAGGCCAGGTTGCACGGCATCGTCGTAAAAGACACCTCGAACACCTCGGCGCCGCGCACGATCGACTCGGCACCGGGGTACTTGCGAGCCTCTTCCGGCGTGGGCTCGGATCGGCTGCGGACCATGAACCCGATCGACATGCCAAGCACGCCAGCCTCGGCCAGCATCCGCGTACGCCCGATCTCCTCGGAGTACGTTTCGGGAAGGAGCCGCGCCCGCAGTTTCCAGCCGTTCGGGCTCATCGAACGCGACACCCACCGCAGAACGCCGACCGCGTAGCGGGAGCCGTACGAATGGTCGCCGTACAGCACCTTGTACGCGTTCATCGTGGACCAATCGAGCCCGTCGGGCAGAACCACCTCCCGGTCGCAATCAACGTCGTCCGTGGTCGCAATGCCCTCGATCTCCCATCCGTCGTTCTCTTTCTTGGCGGTAACGGCTTTGAACGCGCGGCCAAGGATGCCCATATCGGAGCCCTTGACGCCGACCACATCGGCCGACTTCGCCAGCCTCGCCCTAGCCTCGCTCGCGTCGTACATCGAGATAATCACGGGGAGTCCTTTCCGCTTCGGGCAGGCAGGAGTACGCATCGGCAGTTCGGGTGCCAAGGTGGTCCCTGCGCGTCCACCTTGAAAGTATACATCTTGCCGTCAGTTCCGACGACCGTATCGCCAGCCCGGTAGTACGGATCGTCGATCGGGTGGGGCTTGCCGCCGTACTTGGCAAATACGGCCTCGCACACGGGGCATGGGCCTCCGGCAAGGTCGAAGTCCTTTGCGTCTACGCCCTCGGACTGCCACGCCTGCCGCGCACCTTCGTTGTAGGCGAATGACATCTCCGTCCGCACGATGCGCTCGGCGGACCAGTCCGCAATGCCCATGTTCGCCACCGCCGCCTGCTGCTCGGCAATCGAGACGCCCGACGCGCTCAGGTCGGCCAGCTTGTTGCCGATCGTCCGGGCCAGGGTCTGCTCGACCGAGACGATCAACTCGCCGCCGCGTTCGGCAAGGTACTTTGCCGCCTCGGGCCGGGCCAGGTTGAACATCGACCCGCTACCAACCGCCCGATACGCGTCCACCGTGCCCGCGATGAACAACTGCCGCACGTAGGTATCGACAAGGCGGGAGAGTTCGCCGTGTGCATGGGCCAGCGTCACGGTTCCGTCAGCAGCGACGGCGTTTGCGAGCGCACCCTGATACCACCTGGTCAGGGCGTCCTCGAACGCGCGGGCGACAACCTCTTGGGATGACGTTTGAATGGCCTTGCCGACGGCATGGAAAGGCTTTCGGTGCTTGGCTTCGTCCTCTGCCGGAACGTCGCCAGTAGGCTTGTCGCCCGGAGCGGTATCGTCCTTAGCCCCGACGCCGCCAGCGTTGCCACCGTCTCCCACCCGTGTAACTTCGGTTCCGGCATCGTCTGCCTCCGAGAGCGGCGTCCCGTTCCACCGCAGTACGTCCAGCTCATCCCCGCCAGCATCGAGCATCTGCATCGCGCGGGCTTCGTTGCCCGTGATAATGCCGTTGGCCGCAAGCGACGTCGCGCGCTGCAACGCAAACTGCTGGTCCTCGCGCACGGGGTTGTCGTACGCAAACCACCACCCGTCGGTGCCCTCGAACATCGGTAGCAGAAACTCGGTCAGCGTTTCCGACATCGCGTTGAGTTTGGGAAGGATGGTGTTACCCATCCACTGCGGGTCGGCGGACACGGCCGACGCACGGTTGGAATCGGCCATCTTCCACACGGGCTCGGGGATGCCAGCCGCCCGGTACACCATCTCCTCCATACGCCGCTGACCCTCGACGTACTGCATTTCGTGCGGCTTGGCTCCGTACTGAACTACGTCAGCATTGAGCGTAAACAGGGTCGCGCCGCTTTTGTTGATGCCCCGGTATTCCCGGTTGAACGCCTCTTTTGCCTGCTCGACCTGCTGCGGAGTCACCTTTCCGGTGGGGTCCTTGTAGACGATCGCCATGCCCGGAATGCCGCCGTTGTTCCAGCGGGCAATCTCGGACGCCAGCGCCGCCGCTTCCAAGTCCGTATGCGCCTGCACGGTCTGTAGCCACGAGATCGACAGCAGGGGCCGGAACGGATGTACGCGGTCCCGGTGGTAAATCACGTCCTCGGGCTGGAAGACGACAGCCTCCACGCCCTCCACGCCGTACGTGTATGACGCGATAAACTGCGTCTTTGACCCGTTGACCGTCGTGTATTGCGGTGGAAGCAGGTAGAGGCTCGTAGGCCCGAACCGGGTACGCTCGCCCGCGTACATGAACGACCGACCCGCCGCCTCCGTGTAGAAGTACGCGAGCCACATCCACGCCGTTCCAGTCATAAACGGGTCGGGCCGGTACATCAGGTTGAGTACCGGATGGTCGATGACCTCCTCAACGTCGTCCGATACCGACGCCATCGCCGCGGCCTTGGCACCGACACCGCTCCGCAGCCAACCGAGCCGGGCCTTGGACGTCACCGCACGCGAACGCGCGAGCGACTTCCCTTTGGGCTTGTAGAGTTTGATCGTCTGCCCGGCACAGGCCGTCGCGTTCATGTTCGCAGCCGAGAACGCCGTTCCCGACACCGCACGGGCCAGCGTCTCGAAGTCGCGCGTACGCCAGCCCGTCAGTGCCCGCTGCGTCTCGCTGAACAGGACGCTGGTAGACACATACGCCGGGTCGGGCTTTCGGGTCGCGGGTTTGCGGGGTCGCTTGGCCATTTCACCACCCAGTGTATCCGTTCCTCTTCGACTTCGTATCGCTCACGCCGACATAGAAGTGGGGAACGATCGAGTTTGACACGTACTGTTTCGCCGCCAGCGCCAACGCGCACACGCAATCGTCCGTCTCGCCGTCAGGAGCCGAGTACGTGACACCCGTTCGCGTCGGCAGGTACTCGAACGATTCCAGTTCCTTGACGATCTGGCCCTCGGGGTACCCGATCTTCCCGCTCTGGATATCGACCGCCAGCGACTCGATGAGTTGCTGTTTCGACTTCTGCGTGAAGATGAACCCCTCGGCCCGAACCGCCTTCGCCTGGATGTGCGGGAGGACGGCATCGCCCACGCCCGTCGAGTCCACGAGCGTTGGGCAACCGTTGATGATTCCGACGATCCGGGCCACGGTCGCGTCCCACCCCATTTGGTGCCAACGCTCGAAACGGCACACGCTTCCGTTTTCGTCCAGACCGATGACCACCGTGTAGTCTTTCTTGCGGGCCAGGTCAACGCCGTAGCACACCGGGGACAAGGTAGACATCGGGCGTATGCACTCGCGCAATGCGTTTAGCCCGAACGGGTTAGAACCGTCCTCGCCAGCCTCCGCGTAGTAGAGTTCGCGGAATACTGCCTCGGGCAGCATCTTCCGCGCGTCCTCCAACTCCTCGCGGGTCATAATGCCCGACTCGATCGCGTCTTCCGCCGTCAGTTTCGAGTACCGCATCCCGTTCTCGGGGTTTTCGGCCTTGCGGGCGAGCCTCCAACCCCAGTTCTTCCGGCCCTTCACGTTGCCGATCAGCCGACACCGACCGCCCGTCGCCGTCAGGGTCGAACGCAGCGCCGTCCAAGCCTCCTCACGCTGGCGGGTAAACTCGTCCATGACCGCGCCGTACACGTCGTCGCCGTACAGGTTGTCGGGCTCCTCGCCGGACTTGAACGTCGCCACGCCAAGCCCGTTGATCTCGATTCGCTTCTTGGTGTCGTGGTAACGCCACGTCGTCTGCTCGGCGTCGGCGTTCATCAACATGCGTTTGAGCCGACCGTACGCAATCTCGGCCTGTTCGTGCGTCGGGGCTACCCACCAGAAGTTTCGGCCAGCACCGCCGCGACGGCCCATCTCCGACAGCAGCCAAATGATCGACGGGTACGTCTTGCCGACCTTCGTAGACCCCTCAATCACGGCGTACCGCTCGGGTCCGAACAGTGCCTTGTCCTGATACGGGAACACGGGCGGGAGTTGAATCTTGACCTCGTTCAACGGGCGTTGTCCTTCGCTGGTAACGTCACGGGGCACCCACCTTCCCGTCGATCCGTTCCAGCGTCTCGCAGACGTCTACGAGCATCCGGGTTACCTGCGTCAGTGTCAGCCTCGACGCCGCGTCCGACTGCACAAAGCGGTACTCCAAGTCCGTGATGCGCCGGTCCTGCTCGCTCATACGCGTCTCGACGTCCTGCGCCTTGTCCTGACGCACGGTGTCAGCCGCAATCTTGCACACGACCACCGTGATAACCAGTGCGTTCAGATACGGGCACGCGCGGCGTACCCAACGATCGAATCCCCCGATTCGCATTGGCTTACTCCGGGTCCCCTGAGCCACCGTTCATGCAGTGGTTGTATTCGGTCCACGCGGCCTGAATCTCCGCGTAGTGGGCGTCTACCGCAATCCGCTCGCACTCCGTATCGCCGTTGCACGCTTCGAGTTGGGCAGCGAGCCACGCGTCAGCAGCCGCTACCCGCGCCGTGTATTTCTGTAGGCATGTCATCGGACGTTCTCCTTGCTAAGCACCGCGTCTACCTTCGTTTCCAGCCTGTCCGCCGCACGGCGAACGATCTGCACTTCTTCGAGCAAGCGGTCGATCCGGTCGTCCCGCTTTTCGTTGGACTTCTCGATCGCCTCCACGCGGTACTCGGTGACCGCCTTGAACGTCGCCAGGGCGATGAAGGGAGAGGCAATCGCCGACGACACGCCGACAACCGCCGCAATCAGCCCCCACCGCCTCTCCGTCTGCTCACTTGCCATCATCGGTCCCCTTGTTGTTCTTCCACAATGCGAACCCCAGCAGCAGGGATATCACGCCCGCCAGCCCGAGGAACAGGTACACGACGTCAACCCCCAGGAACCGCACCGGCCACGGGGTTGCCGCTAACGTTCGGCTGGCTAGCGGCGTGTGTTGCGGACACCAATCCGGTGATAGCAGTGGCAAGTTTGGGGTCTGCGGCTGCGAGGAGGGCACGCTCTTCGCGGGCTCGACGCTCGGCGGTTGCCTCATCCCACCCGGCCCGCTCTCCGGCCCGCTTGCCCCGGTAGTGGGCGGCAGCACCCGCACCGACTGACAGAACCAGCCCGGAGGCGATTTCTCCCCAAGGGGCGGGGAGGAAGCCGGCTGCGGTAGCGGCGAGCTGGGTTGCAGACTCGGGGAGTTTGGCCACGTCGAATCCGACGATGACCTCGCCTCCAGGCCCGCGTCCGGCCGCGCAGCCCTGCATCCAGACAGCAGCAACACCGCACAGAGCAAGTACCGCATAGGTGCCCTTTCGCATTAGCGTTCCCTCCCGCGAACCTTGCCACGGCGCCATACGCCGGACGTGAGGAGTTTGACCGTGAGCCTAGCCGCGTACCGGGCACCCCAGCCGCCCGGATGCACCGCGTCCGAGACCGTCGATGTCGGGTCAGGGTTGGGCACCAGGAACCCGCGATGCCGACGCCAGTTGTCCGACGCCACCGAGCCTAGGAATGGCTTGGTCGTGGAGCCCGACGTGTGGGCGACGATGCACCGTGCGTACCGCACTTCCCCGCCACCGTCGAGAGACACAATGTCACCGACCGAGTAGGACGTTGCCGTAGCCCAAAGGCCCCGGAACGTGTAGCCCGTGAACGTCTGCGTGGCCTTGGAGTACCCGGCGTCTTCGAGGGCCAGGAGCAGGTTGACCGCGATGCACCGGGGGCGAACGTCGCAAATGTCCCGGTTCGCCCCGACCATCTGCGAATACTCGGTTTCCTGCGGGGCCGTGAAGTCGGTACGCGGGCCGTCCGACAACAGCACGATCCCGCAGTTGGGTGCGTACAACCGCACGAAGTCGATCAGTTCCAGCGCCAGGTGGTAGTACGAGTTCGTGGGGCTGGCGTCGTCCCGCGCCTTGATGTTGTTGCCCGCCGAGTTCGTGTGTAGGGCGATGACGACAACATCGGGGGCCATCGCACGGATGATCGGCCCGCTGTTCGGGTGGTCCGCTACAACCTGCCCGATCTTGCAGCCGGACTTCGACGCGGACGAAACGATCCAACCGGCCTTGCTTGTCTGGTTCGTCCACCGCTGGGCACAGGCGTAGAACCGCCCGGTTTGCGAGCCGTTCTCGATGATGAAGTTGTAGTAGGGTGCCGACGAATCGTGCGTGTACGTCGTGGGTACGGCACCGTTGGACGCCGGGCAGCCGAGCTTGAAAGCGTCGAACCCGCTGTTGAGGGCAACCGTCCGACCGTTGAGGTCCGTGGACGGAAAGTTGACGTTGGGCACCGCCGACAACTGCGTACGCCCCAAGGTGTTAACCGCCGCCGAGAACAGGGCCGACCACGGGGCGTAGGTGATCGCCGTCGTCCGCTTGATCGTCGCCCAGCCGAAGGTGGTGTTGCTCGCCCCGTCCGTCGTGAACCCGCCCGCCGCCGTCGCAATCCACTCGGGCCGGTAGGTGTCGCCCGCCGTGTAGTACGCGCCGGGGATGCCAAACTCGGTAATCGCCGTCGAGTGGCAATCGGGCTCAAACTGGATGACGTTACCCGAATAGTCGGTCAGCTTGTAGATATCGAAGGACGGCAACTGGTAGGTGGAGGAGTACGCGCCTGGCACGCCAGCACCCGCCGACGATGACCCGCGAACACCCAACTGGGACGGAGGCGTCGTGCCGAACGACCCGAACGGCAACCAACCCGTTCCGGGGCAGTTCCCGTACATCTCGGCAAACTCCGCCTGGAGGGACGCAACCGAAATGCCGCCGTTCCCGCCGACCGTGTAGATCGACGAACCAAGGATCAGCAGCTCCTTAGTCGCAGTCCTGGCCTCGTCCATGTGCTTGTCGAGCCAAGCCCGCCGCTGATCGCCCACGGGTGGGTAGACGTACGGAACGGAAGTGTGTGCATCGGGCATGGGTGGACCCCGCGCCGAGAGCGTGACGTACTATACCGCTATGGGCGATATCGTTCCAATCAAGCCCGACGGCCTTCTCGGAAATGACCGAACCGCCAACGAAGACCTACGCCTTTTCCGACGCGCACTCCGCAACGGATGGCCTATCTCCAAAGTGGACAGGGAGCAAACGCTCTCCAAACTCCGCTACCTCATGGAGAACGCCGACGACGAACGCGTCCAGGTATCCGCCGCCAAGACCCTCGCCGAACTCAACCGACAGAACATAACGCTGGACCTGGCGATTGCGCAGGCCGACGCCGACGCGAACAGGCCAGCACAAGGCAACGTCGATGTAAAGGTCGTCGTCATCCAGCCGCCAGTCTCGCCAAGGATGTAGTCACCCCAATCCCCTGCGGTATACTTGGGGACAAGCACGCCCCGCGAAACACCGGACTCACCGGGGCCGATCATCGAAAAGCGTAGCGGCTTGGAAACCGTAAACGCGCGTCCGGGCAGCGGCAGTAACCGCAGGCTCCCACAAGGACCTGTACGCTCTGTCGCAAGTAAGGCTGAGGTAGACACGGGCCTTGCGGTCAACTTTGTGGGTTTCGTTACGACCGAAAACCCTCCACGGTGGGCCTGCCGACACTGTTTGTCGTCTCTGGCGAGAACGAAAAGGCCCGCGCGGCGTTGGAGGAGAGGAACACCGCACGGGCCGCTCTGGTTGTGTCATGGTAGCGAGTTTGTCTTGTGTGGACGCGTGCGCCGGATTCGGGCGTTGTCAGGACGAAACGGACAGACCGGCGTTTGAGGCAGCTTCGTTCACGATCTGCATCGCTCTGTCGGCTCGGGCCTGGGTGCTGGCCTTGAACCACGATACCACGCGGCATTCGAGCGGGTGGTGGTCGATGGTTCTGAGCATGAGGCCCAGGTCGGCGTAGTCCGGGGACGCGAAGTCGTCGGCGATGCCGGATTTGGCGTGCCCCTGAAGTTCGGGCGTCACGAACACCGTCAGCGGCCTGGTTGTGGTGCCATGGCCTACGGCTGCGTGCCGGTCGAGTGCGCTGTCGATCCACGCCACGACGCCATTTATGTTGTCTGTGGCCAGCCTGTAGAAGCTCTGGCATGGGGTGATGCCTCGAAGTGTCCCGCCCGGACGGTGCCAGTCGTACCAGAGGTCCGTCTGTAAGCGGTGTTCCCACTCATCCGACATGACGTGGGCGGCGAGGACCTGCGTAGCGCCGTAGAGGACGACGCGGACTCCAACGATGTCGGGTATGAAGCTCATGGCCGTCCTGAGTGCGTACCCATAGTTGGCTAGTTTGTCTGCGATGCTGACCATCCGCATGTCGTGCGGGACTGGCACGATCTCCTCAGCCTCGATGGATGCACCGACGAGCGGCATTGACCGCGTGGACTTGGCGTAGAGAAGCCCCTTTTTCCATGTGCGAAGGGCTGCCCACCATCCGCCCATGCGGTCCATTCGTCCCTTCGGCTCGCGCAAAATCTCCCGCAGGTCGTGTCCGGGCGGGCACACGTCGCCAAGGTTGAGGTGGAGCCAAGGGCCACGGTTTCCGAACGTGCCGACGTGTGCGATGTGCAGGGTCTTGTCAACGATCATGCCGTCACCTTCCCTTCGGTTTCCGTGCCCGAGCATACCACCCAGCGGGCCTGCGATTCGTGCTTCGCCTTCATCTTCGCGCGGTCCGACATTCGGCACGCGAGCGTTTCGTCGAAGTGCCCGATGCCGAGCCCCTTGATGTACGCGACAAGAACGTTGACGTAGTACCTGGTTGCGCCCGGCGCGTCGCACGTTCGGCGGACCATTTCAAGAATCGTCGAGTGCTGGCGCTTGCCAAACGCGTCCGCGATTTCAGGGTACGAGAGAGGCGCGCCGATTACCCAGCACCGAAGGCAGTACGCGACGGCCTCGCGCACGGGCACCTTCTCGCCGCGTTCCTTGGTCGAAAGGGCCGACTCGGGCCAGCCGAGTTTCGCCACAAGCATCATCGCGCGGTCCTCGGGCTTGATGTACGAGCCTGGTTCGACTGTGCTTGGCGTGACGGACGGGTGCCCCTCTTTGCGGATGTACGGCTCTTTCAGGATGTGGCCGCGTCCGCCCGTGTCCTCGTCGATCTTGTAACTCATGGGAACGCGCATGGCCGCTTGAAGGCGCGATATGGCGACGGTCGCCGCGTACGCGTACTCGTCGCGTTCGTCTTCGTCCATCGCCGCAAGCGCGTCCTTCTCGCCGCTCAGTTCATCCGCGAAGGACGACGCGAGCAGTTCCACGGCGGTCTTGTTCCCGCCGCACGACGCCGCGCGGATGGCCTTGTCCGCTGCGGCCGTGTATTCGACCTGGGCTTCAAGGCTCCCGAGTTCGAGTTTCGAGCCCGCAAGGGTTTCGTGGAACGCGTTGGCGACGATGCGCTGCGCGACACCTTCGACGAGGCGGGCGGAACGGGTCTTCGACACGATGCCTTGTCCCGCTTTGCGCGTGGGTGCGGGCTGGTCTTCTGCGCTGGTGTTCATCCTGTTCCTTTCTGCATACGGCGTATGGCGAGAGTGAGGCGTGGCGGCACTACGCCGTCGGGGTGGCGCGGGCTAATGCACACAACGGCGTCGCGGTCGAGTTTCGGGCATCGGTAGCGGAAGAGGTAGTGCCCGTCTTTGGTGCGGTGGTAGTGGATGGGAAGACCGTCGCGGTCTATTTCCGCTATCGCGCCGTCGATGGAGAGGCGTTTGTTGCGTCCCATGTTTATAGGAGTTGCGGATCACCGTCGAAGTCGTAGGCCATCGGGCCTGCGGGTGTCTGGATGATGGGCGAGTGCCATTCGCCGGGCGGCCATTTGGGCGCCGGCTGACGCACAACCGCGCTGTTCTCGCAGCACTTGGTCACGGTTATCGGTCGGGTCGTGCCGCACTTGGGGCACTCCCAGGAGTCTACTTTGGACATCTACGCTCCATTCTCCGGCGCAGCCGGTGTTAGTCTGAACCTTCCTTCGCTGGGTGGTCGCCGGACCCGAGTGGTCGGATGTCTTCGGGTCGGCAGGTCTTCGCCTCGAACGGGCCGTAGGTGTAGGT